CTAGTAGCTTATGGTGCTCAGGATGTTTATTTAACTGGTAATCCTCAAATTACCTTTTTCAAAGTTGTATATCGTCGTCATACTAACTTCGCTATCGAAGCTATTCAACAAACTTTTAACGGAAATCCTGGATATGGTAATCGCGTAACTTGCCAAATATCAAGAAATGGTGATTTAATACATAGAATGTATTTATCTGTTGATATGTCTGAAAATGAAGTTAATTTATGCCCATATTTTGGATTACGTTTAATTGATTATGTAGAATTAGAAATAGGTGGTCAAAAAATAGATAAACAATATTCACACTGGATGTATATATGGAATGAATTATCATTACCTACTTCTAAACGCGACGGATACAAAAAAATGGTAGGTGGATATGGTGGCGTAATTAAAGACCAATTATATATCCCTCTTGAATTTTGGTTCTGCCGTAATGTAGGTTTAGCACTTCCTTTAATTGCTCTTCAATATCACGAAGTCAAAGTAAATATTTTATTCCAAACTGCTGATAAATGTAAATCAACATCAACTGTACCAACAGTTTTTGGTTCAGCATCATTATGGGTAGATTATATTTTCCTCGATACTGATGAGCGCAGACGTTTTGCTCAATTATCACATGAATATTTAATTGAACAATTACAATTCACCGGTTCTGAATCTGTTTCAGGTGATATAGTAAAACCAAAATTATCATTCAACCATCCTTGCAAGGAATTATATTGGTTTACAACTTTTAATAAAACAAATGCTTCAGGTATTGAAGTAAATAATATAAATTGGTTTAACTATACTAATAGTCTATCTTCTGATATAAATGGATTAAATAATACACTTAAAAATCAAACAGCAAATAGAAATTTACGTGCCATATCTTCAAATAACACTACTAAAACCGCTAAATTAGTATTAAATGGAAACGATCGCTTTTCAGAAAGACCTGGTTCTTATTTCAATATGATTCAAACTTATCAACATCACGAAAATATTCCAAATAATTCAGGTATTAACGTATATTCGTTCGCATTAAAACCCGAAGAACATCAACCAAGTGGAACTCTAAATATGTCCCGCATAGATACCGCTGTATTAAACTTATCATTAAATTTAGGCACTGATACCGCAAATATGGTTTATTCATTAAATGTATATGCTGTAAATTACAACGTATTACGCATATTATCTGGTATGGGTGGTCTTGCCTATTCAAATTAAATTTTAACTATTTTATTTTTTTATTACTTTATAATATTAGTTTGTGTATATTATACATCTTTTTTTTTTCTCCTCTAATAGTATAAAGAATATAGCGTAAATGGGTGGTGGTCTTCTTCAACTAGTAGCTTATGGTGCTCAGGATGTTTATTTAACTGGTAATCCTCAAATTATAAAGAATGTAGAACTAGAAATCGGAGGACAACGTATAGATAAACATTACTCCGAATGGTTATATATATGGAATGAATTATCATTACCTGTTGGAAAACGCGAAGGTTACAATACTATGGTTGGAGCAAATAAAGGTAATTTATGTACTAAGTTATTAAAGGGGCAAGAATATGAATTATATGTACCTCTTGAATTCTGGTTTTGTCGAAATGTAGGGTTAGCACTTCCATTAATCGCTCTTCAATATCATGAAGTTAAAATTAATATTGAATACGATACAGCTGATAATTTAGTAGATGATAATGACAATAATTTATGCTACGACGAGTCTTTAAAAACTGTTGCTGCGCAAATATGCTCAAATGGAAACAAGCAGTATGGAACAACAACTTCCGTTTCTCCAAATGTTTTTGCCGAAAATAAAAATATTTCATTATTAGATGCTACATTATGGGTTGATTATATCTTCCTTGATACTGATGAACGCAGACGTTTTGCACAATTATCCCACGAATATTTAATTGAACAATTACAATTCACAGGTTCAGATACCATTAATAAATCAAGCTCCATAGATAACATGAAGAGCATCCGTATGAATTTCAATCATCCATGCAAAGAACTCATATGGGCAATAAAACGCGACAATTTAACAGGTCATCAAGTTTTCTGGAATAATTTCTCTTCAGCGAATGGTTCAACGTCAGCAAATCCTAATAATACAATGAATGAGTACATTGCGTCAAAAAATAATACATTACAAGCTAAGATAATGCTCAACGGTAATGACAGATTTGCTACCCGTAAAGGCGATTATTTCTCATTAGTACAGCCATATCAACATCACGAAAATACCCCTGACGTATATCACAGTGGTATTAATGTTTATTCGTTTGCTCTTAAACCAGAAGAACATCAACCGAGCGGAACCTTAAATATGTCTCGTATTGATACAGCAGTATTAAATGTATCTTCGGAAGTTAACGGAACTATATATGTATTCGCAGTAAATTACAACGTATTACGTATATTATCTGGTATGGGTGGTCTTGCTTATTCCAATTAAATTATTTGAAATGTTTATTTTTATCCAATATATAAAATCATAATATCTAAAGAATTAATATATATATTAAAGTATGGAATTAAATAATAAAAAATTTGATAAAGTAATAGAGAAACAAGAATTATCTAATTATAAAGCTAAAAAATGTGATTGCTGTAATAAAAATTTAATATTATTGGAAACATTAACGAATAAATGTAAATGTAAAAATTTTTACTGTAACAAACATCTATTCTATAAAAATCACAATTGTGAATTTAATTATATCATTGAATTTAAAGAAAAATGTTCTAGTAATATAATAAATTTAGAAAATAAGGTTATTAAAATTTGAGTACATAATCTTTTAAAATCTTTTAATTTTAGAAAATTATTAAAATCTATAGAAAAATAAAATTATGTACTCAAAAATTGATTAATACATTAGAATTAATATATATTAAGATATGAATTATCAAGAAGATATATTTAAAAAAGCTTCAGTTATTATTATTGAAAAGTATGAAAAATACGAAGATATACCAGATATTTACAAGTTCCTATATAAAACATATATTCCTGATTCAATTGGCAAAAAAAGAAAAAATATTAATTTAGATGAATGATGATATATAAATTATATTAATCATCAGATATTATTACATTTTTTTCATAAGGTTCTAAAATTTCATTTACAATTATATTAGGATTAAAATCATCATAATTCATAAAAATTTTAAGTAATTGTTCTGAAAACCCAGATATGATAGCTGTACCCTCAGTATCATAATTTACTGGGAAGGCATTATTAGATTGTGAGTTAAGATTCCAAAATATAAATTTAGGTGCTGTGAAACCCGATAATTTAAATTTATTTATAATATTATCATATATTGTTTCAATTGTATCTCCACTATCAGTTGCATCATTAAATTGCATATCAGTAAATACAAATAGTTTTTTAGGCATTTCGCAATCCGGAATATTATTTTCAATACCATATCTAATGATACAATCGCAACATTTAACGAAATCTGTGCTAAATCCATAATCAATATTTAACATACTCTTAATATAGTCCAATAATGAAGGTTTATCTTGTGAGATATTAAGAGTAACTAATTTAGGATAATCGCTAAATGTAATAAATTTATTTTTGAATATTCCATCACAACACAATGAAGTAAGAATACCTAATGCTGTAGCAACTTGTGCGGGAATACTTCCATTTCTCGCATTAAACATAGACCCTGATAAATCCACAATTGCTAAAGAATTTGCCAATACCCCATTCTTTTTAACATTATCTATTATTGTATTCCATTGTAATTCTATAGTTTCACAGTAATTATCATTACCATCATTAGTGTATCTATTTTCAATATAATATTTAGTTAATTCATGAGGCAATATTCCTGTAACTTTTATTTCCTTATTACCACATCTTACATCTGACAAATATTTAAGATATCTTTCTTTATCATGTTTCATAAAAGCATTTATTAATTTTTTAGAAGCAATACCTGGTACCTGTTCGTATTTAATCTTGTCCCATTCGTTATTACACATTAATTTTTCAACAATATTAATTTTCTCTCTCAAAGGAACAATTAAATTTTTACGATATTTTTCCATTTTTCTTTTGTCATCAATACCATATATTTCAGTTGCTATTTTTTTTGCCATATGTCTTCTTTTATCACATCTGCAATTTTCTGTAGGTGCCCATTTAGCACATAAAGATACATTTTCATTATTATCTAATAATATTTTATCATCTAATAATTTTTTGGCGAATAATTTAAGCTCATATTTATTATCACTATGATATGATATATATAATAAATCTTTCCAACACCCATATTTATTAACATATGTAATAATATTGTCATAATATGTATTTGGTTTATTATTTTTTAACCATATCATAGCTTGATTTGATATTTTTTTTTCCTTCTTTCCATTTAATCTATCTCTGCCATTGAAAATAATAGCTACCGTTTTTTTAGGGTCATCTTTCCAACATTTTTCTAAATAATTATAATTATCAGTTTTATTTAAATCTCTTACAAAAAGCATAAAATAATCTATAATATTTTTGTTAGTTGTTTTTAATGACACCGCACCATTATCTGTAGTTGTATATGTTTTATAAGACATCTTTGTAGTTGATGTTTTATATAAAAATAATCTTATATCAATATTTTCGTTATTATCATTTTACAGCAGCTACCGCTGCTAGTTTACTTGCTGATGGGGGAAAATGATGAGAGATAAGTTTTTGTAAAATAAAATAATTAATCTCATCTTTGTCATTTACATTTAGAATTTTTCTTAGTTTATCGTCAGGAAGGATAAATCTTTTATTTTCAGGTTTATTTAAATTGTGTTCTTTAATGTATGCATTGATATATCTGGTAATATCTGTTCGTGATTTTTCGGTTCCGTGTGGTTCTCCAATAAAATCGCATAGTTCATCTGAAATTTTATTTGGTTTAGCAAATCCCGATGGGGAATTTTTAGCGTTTTGTCTCTTTTTTTGTACCTTTTCAATAATTTTTTGCTGTTTTTCATATTCTTTAGATAAGATTTTCAACATCCCTTGAATTTCTTTGAAATTCGATGACAAAGTATTTACTTTCTCAATAATATTTTGTAGTACACTGTCCTGTGGTGAAGCAACATTAGATGATTGAACATCGACAGCAACTGTTGTTACGTCAACCGCATTTACAGCAGGAGGGGCATCTTTTTTGACAACTGGTGTCGCAGCATTTTTAGAAGCAGTTTTTTTATCTGGTTTTTCATTTTTGACTGGGGTTACCGGAGTAGCTTGAATATTAAGAGTAGCGTCATTTACGATTTTAGTACCAGTTGCTTTCTTATTAGATGGCATTATTTAGTATTTTAGTTTATGGATATTTATATATCCTTTTGTTTATATCATTTTATATGTAAAAATTATATATTATCGCATTATATTTTAAGATAATATTAAAATGAAAATTAATAGAATAGGTACTTATAAAACAGGATTTAAATATTTTAATAAAAATATAGAAATAACAAATGAAAATGATATTAATTTTTATAAAAGTTTAAAAATACCACCCGCTTACGATAATGTTACTATTTTAAATGGAAAAAAAATAATAGCATATGGTTATGATTCTAAAAATAGAAAACAAGTAATTTATAATCCTAAATTTATAGAAAAACAAAACAATTCTAAATTTATTAAAATAGAAAAATCTATTAAATA